AAAGAAGACTTCTGCTAAGATTGAAACTAAAATCTTAGATAATGTTATGGATCATTATGGTCTTAAAGATAATCAGTTTACTTCTAACTTAGTTAAGTGGGCAGAGGTTATTCGTAAGACTTTCTTTGATGGTGGTATTGATGAGATCATCGCCACTAGACGATTGGTTCATATCGTAAACGCTTATGCCATCTTTAAGAACAAACTTAAAGCGGTTGAGGTTTGTATCAATAGATTTGACAATGATACAAAAAACAGTTTCCTTGACTTATATACCAAGGTTGACAGTGGTGTCAGCATTGAAGAATTAAATCAAGGATCCAATGATAGTGAGGAATTGGTTGATGACCAATAAACCTATCGTTCATAATGTAGACCTCGTGGGTGGGCAGAAATGCCCACCTTCAACAAAGGGGGTGAGGTAATGGCATTAGAAGTAAAAGTTAGAAACAATAATGTTGAAAAAGCCATGAGACAACTAAAGAAAAAAGTTATGAAAGATGGCTTATTAAAAGAATTAAAACGAAGACAATATTATGAAAAGCCTTCGTTAAAGAGACAACGCAAATTGAAAGAATCAATGAAGCGTGTAAACAAATTAAGACGCCTACAAGAGCGACTTGATGACAACTAAACATAAAGAAAGGACCTTATATTATGGGTAGAAAAACTCTTGCTAATAGCACGAAGTTTCTTAACGCTTTGTTAAGAGGCCAGTCTGTGACTTGGAAAGAAGCACAGACTAAATTTAACCTCTCTAAACCTAGAGCGGTTGTTGATAAAATCCGTGAGGAAGGCCATTGTGTCTATATCAACAAAAACAAATCAGGTACTTATTACAGAATAGGTACTCCATCTAAAGCAATTATTGCCGCAGGCTTTGCTGCTTTAGAACCATCAGTTTATGCATAAGCATAAATAGTCATAGAGGCGGTTCGTAAGACCTCTGTGAGTGTTGCCTCTCGTAAAGACAACACATTTCGGGTTTGGTAGTTTTCCCCTGGATATTGAATCCTAGAAAAAACTACCACTTGAAATTTTATGATTAATGATTATATAAATAATAGTGAGACGCCACTTGGGTCTCATTTTTAACATTAAGTTAACTTGCTAACAAGGAGGAAACTATGACAAGAAACTTATCTATTTGGAACGATCTTAGACCATTTACAATAGGGTTTGATGATTTGTTCTCACAGTTTGATCATTATGTAGATAATAGATCAAATTCATTCCCACCATACAATATCGTGAAAGGTAAAGACGATCTCAATTGGACAATTGAAATGGCGCTTGCCGGTTATAATAAAAATGATATTGAGGTGAAATATGCTGACAATACTATCACAATAAAATCAACTCACAAAGATGAGGAAGATAAAGATACAATTCATAGAGGTATTGCTAAAAGACATTTTACTAGATCATTCACAACTGCTGATGATGTCGAAGTAAGAGGTGCTGAAATGAAAGATGGTATGTTATCTATTGCATTGGAAAAAATAGTCCCAGAGGCTAAGAAACCAAGAACAATTGATATTGCATAATAAAAATAGATAGGGGCGGTGAGATTATCTCCGCCCTTGACTTTGACTTGAAACCTGATATAATGGATTATAATGATAGATTACAAATTTAAAGAAAACGAAATTATTTTAGATATAAAAGATTACATAGACGAAACCTATTCGTCTCATTACGCACAATCACAAAAACAAGCTACTGAAATCATCATTGACCAGGGACATGGTGAAGGTTTCTGTATGGGTAATATTTTAAAATATGCTCAAAGGTATGGCAAAAAAGATGGCAAGAATAAGAGAGACCTTATGAAAGTTATTCATTATGCTATAATACAATTGTCCCAAGACCACTATCAAGAACCACCACTTGGTTCTGTGATGAGTGAAAAATATCGAAATAACTAACCAGGAGAATATATAATGAAACTAAGTGATAATACAAAAGAAGTATTGAAAAACTTTTCTGAAATTAATCCTAATTTAAAGATTACACCAGGAAAAGAAATCAAGACTATCTCAACTATGAAAAATATACTGGCAACTGCTAGTGTCGAAGAAGAATTTCCACAAGACATTGCTATCTATGACCTATCTGAATTTTTAGGTATGTTGTCTTTATTTAATAAACCTGTATTTGAATTTGATGAAAAATACATGAATATCAATGAAGAAGGTACATCCACAAAATCAAAATATTATTTTGCTGATGAATCTATACTTACAACTCCACAAAAAGATGTTAAAATGCCTGAAACAGAGGTAGAATTTACATTGACACAAACAGACTTAACAAACATTAAGAAGGCTGCGTCTATGTTACAACTACCAGACATTGCCGTTAAATCTGTTGGTAGTGATATCATAATGTCAGCGGTTGATAAGAAAAATGATACAGCAAATACCTATGATGTAAAAGTAGGTGAAACAAATAAAAAGTTTGAATTTCATTTTAAAACAGAACATTTTAAAATGCTACCTGGCGATTATACTGTTGCTATATCTTCAAAGTTAATATCTAACTTTAAAAATAAAAACAAATCAGTACAATATTGGATTGCTCTAGAAAATACATCTAAGTATGAGGGGTAATCTATGGAAAATTTATTATGGGTAGAGGCTTATAGACCCTCTACAATTGATGAGTGTATCTTACCTGTTGAAATAAAGAAGACCTTTAAATCTATCCTTAAACAAGGTGAGATACCAAACCTATTATTATCTGGTACCGCTGGTACTGGTAAAACCACAGTAGCAAAAGCATTATGTAACGAACTTGGTTGTGACGTTATGATGATTAATGGTTCTGACGAAGGTCGATCCATTGATGTCGTAAGAAACCAAATCAAAAACTTTGCCTCAACTGTATCTCTACATGAGAGTGATAAACCCAAAGTGGTTATTGTTGATGAGGCAGATTATATGAATGCTGAGAGTGTTCAACCTGCTCTAAGAAACTTTATCGAAACATTTAGTAATAATTGTAGATTTATTTTTACATGTAATTATAAAAATAAAATTATACCTGCAATTCATTCTAGGTGTACAGTAATCAACTTTTCTATTCAGAAAAAAGATAAAGAGAAACTAGCAGGTTTATTTCACAAACGATTATCCACAATACTAGAACAAGAGAATATTGATTTTGATCCTAAGGTAGTGGCAGAACTTATCATTAAGTTTTATCCAGACTTTAGAAGAACGATTAATGAATTACAAAGATATTCTGTATCAGGTAAAATAGACACAGGTATACTTGTTAATATTGCTGAAGCAAATATCAAATCTTTGAACAAAGCATTGAAGAACAGACACTTTGGTGATATGAGAAAATGGGTTGTAGATAATATTGATCAAGACCCTGCTGGTTTATATAAAGACCTATATCAAAACTTCTATACAGAATTACAACCACAAACTATTCCTGCGATGGTTATCCTTCTAGCAGAGTATCAATATAAGAATGCTTTTGTGGCTGATCCAGAACTTAATATGGTTGCGTGTCTTACTGAAATCATGTCTGAATGTAAATTCAAATGAGTGATTACAGCCTAACAAAGTATCTCACGGCTATCAATTACAGTAAAGAAAAATTACTTGATACTGATGATAGAGAGTGGGAAAGAAAATATCCACCTTTTATAATCAATAAAGGTTTATCATATTTTTCAGATACAGTAATGTATGCTAATGAAATGAATAGATTACACCATGCGTCAAAACATATGCAATTCTCATTTTTTCTAAATAGTATAAAGTCTAGAAAAAGATTTAGTAAATGGTTAAAATCTTCGAAAATGAAAGACCTAGATGTAGTAAAACAACATTTTGGTTACTCAAACAAGAAGGCACAAGAGGCTATATCTTTACTGACAAAAGAAAAAATTGATTATATAAAAGAGAGATTATATAAAGGTGGGAAAAAATGAGTGAAGTTATAGAATGGAAACCAGACAGTATGCTCGAAGTGAAAATCAAAGAGCCAGATGATTTCCTTAAAATTAGAGAAACGCTAACCAGAATAGGTGTAGCAAGTAGAAAAGAAAGAAAGATATATCAATCTTGTCATATATTACATAAACAAGGTAGATATTTTATTGTACACTTTAAAGAACTATTTGCCCTTGATGGTAAAACAGCAAATATTTTTGTTAACGACATTGAAAGAAGAAATACAATTGCACAACTTTTGTGTGATTGGGGTTTAGTAGAATTAGTTAGTGATATACAAGTGTCAAGTAAAGCACCATTATCACAAATAAAAGTGTTACCATTTAAAGAAAAAAATGAGTGGACATTAGAACCAAAATATAATATTGGAAAGAAAGGAAACGAGGATGGCGACCAGAAAGATAATGTATGACGCTTTAGTGGCACACGCCCAAGGTCATATAGAAAAACATAAAGCAAATGTTGAAATTTATTTTAATCAATCTGTTGGTATTGGTGAGCATAGTGATATTATCGAAAGCATAGAAAAAGAATTAAACATCATAGCACAATACCATGATCAACTAGAAGTGCTAGAAAAATATTTTAAAGATACTACAATATAACATTGACTTTATTGTCAAAACCTGATATAATTATATTATGAATTTTTACACCAATGTGTCGCCTTACGGCGATGAATTACTTGTTAGATATTTCGACAATGGTAAAAGGTGCGAGGATCGTGTACCATATGTTCCTCGTCTCTATGTGCCTACAAAAGGTAAAGGTCGATACAAATCCTTAACAGGTATTGGTTTAGATTCAGTATCTTATAAATCAATCAAAGACGCTAGACAAGCAATCAAACGATACGAAAATCACCCAAACTTTATTCACGGCACAGATAGATTTCAATATCAATACATGGCAGACTACTGGCCAGGTAATGTAGAGTATGATAAAGATAAACTTCGTATTTACACTATTGATATTGAGGTTGAAAGTGAATATGGTTTTCCTAATGTAAGTGATTGTGCAGAAAAGATGATCTGTATTACCGTCAAAGATCAAGTTAAAAAACAAATATTAGTTTGGGGTATGGCAGACTATCATGTAAAACAAGATAATGTTCATTATGTAAAATGTGAAAACGAAAAAGAATTACTTAAACAATTTCTTAAATTTTGGCAATCATATACACCAGATGTTCTTACTGGTTGGAATAGTAAATATTTTGATATACCTTATTTGGTAAAACGAATTGGTAAGATATTAGGTGAGGGTGCCATGAGACGCATGTCGCCTTGGAATATAATACAAGAGGACGAAACTTATGAACAAGGTAAAACACAAACTTATTTTAGATTATTAGGTATTGCTCAACTTGACTATTTACAACTTTATAGAAAATTTACAATCAAGAATCAAGAAAGTTATAGACTAGATCATATTGGTAAAGTAGAACTTGGTGAACAAAAAGACGATAACCCTTATGATACTTTTAAAGAGTGGTACCAACAAGATATACAATCGTTTATTGATTATAATATACAAGACGTTGAACTGGTTGACAAACTAGAAGACAGACTACAACTTATTGAACTAGCACTAACTATGGCATATAATGCCAAAGCAAATTATGAAGATGTATTCTCACAAGTTAGAATGTGGGATACAATTATTTTTAATGAATTATTAAAAGATAATATTATTGTACCAATGCGTGATATGAATCCTACATCACCAGAACTTGTAGGTGCGTATGTAAAAGATCCTAAGGTAGGTTTCCATGATTGGGTTGTATCTTTCGATTTAAATTCACTATATCCTCATCTTATCATGCAATATAATATTTCACCTGAAACAATTTTACCAGATAAAAAGAATGTAGATATAACGGATCTATTAGATAAAAAAGTAGATATGTCTGATGGCAACTGTATGGCTGCAAATGGCACAATGTATCGAACTGGTAAACAAGGTTTCTTGCCTCGTATCATACAAAAAGAATACAATGATAGAACAATCTATAAAAAGAAAATGCTTGAGGCAGAACAACAATATGCTAACACTAAAGATCCTAAGTATGAAAAACTTGCAAGAAGATATTATTTGGTTCAGCATTCTAAAAAGATTTCGCTAAATAGTGCATATGGTGCTATTGGTAACAAATACTTTAGATACTATGATCACAGAATGGCAGAAGCCATAACTACATCTGGTCAACTTAATATTCGTTGGATAGATCAAAAACTAAATGAATACTTTAACAAATTATATAAAACAGATAACGAAGATTATATCATTGCTTCAGATACAGATTCAGTTTATATTAACATGGCACCACTTGTAAAATTATCTGGTGCGACTGATAAAACTAAAATTGTAAAAGCATTAGATCAATTCTGTTCAAAAAAACTAGAACCATTTATTACAAAGTGTTATGACGAATTAGGTAATTATATGAATGTCTATGAAAATAAAATGGTTATGAAACGAGAGGCAATTGCTGACAAAGGTATTTGGACAGCAAAGAAAAGATATATTCTAAATGTTCATAATTCTGAAGGTGTACAATATCCAGAACCTAAACTAAAGATTATGGGTATCGAGGCAGTAAAGACATCAACACCTTTACCATGTAGAGATAAACTAAAAGAAAGTTTTAAAGTTATCATGGGTGGTGATCAAAAAGAAATGAAAGAGTTTATCGTAAACTTTCGTAGAGAGTTTGAATTATTACCACCAGAAGATATTGCTTTTCCTCGTAGTGTTAATGGTGTAAGAAAATATGGTGACAGTACATCTATCTACAAGAAAGGCACACCAATGCATGTAAAAGGTGCGTTACTGTATAATCATCTACTTAAACTTAAAAAAATATCACATAAGTTTCAACAGTTTTATGAAGGTGACAAAGGTAAATTTGTTCATTTACGAAAGAATATATGGAATGCTAATGTAATCACTTTTATGGCAAAACTACCTAAAGAATTTGAAATGCACGGTCTCATAGATTACGAACAACAATTTACAAAATCATTTATGGAACCTTTACGATTTATACTTGACGCTATCAATTGGAAGATAGACGCTTCTGATAGTGCTACTATTGAGGACTTTTTTGCATGATAGAATTAAGAATTGCAAATGATGAACAATCTAAAAAGTTTGTAAAAGAAACAATAGAAAATTATCATAGTTATGTTCCATCTAATTCATCAGTAGGTCGTAGAATAGATTGGATTGTTTTTAATGAAGGTAAACCCGTAGGTATGATAGGTATAGGATCGTCTGTATATCCACCACCTAAAGATGTATTGAATTATGCTAAGATGAAAAAAGAAGAATATAAAAATAACTTTAATAGTTTTGCTAACAACTGGCGTTTCTGTATGAGAGAGAAGATTAAAAACGCAGGCACACAAATATTAAAAGAATTAAGAAAACAAGCACCATTGCATTGGAAACAAAAGTATAACAACGAACTAAAATATTTAATTACATTTGTTGCAGGTGGTAATAACGGTGCAGTATATAAAGCAGATAACTGGAATATGATAGGCGAAACATCTGGTTTACCTAAACATAAATCAGTATCTATGAAGTGGCACAATAAAGATGAATTAAAAGAACTGTATGTTAAACCAACAGGTGAGAATAAGAAGATGATTTTTATTAAGACATTATGATGATATATAATTTAAAAGATGTTGTAGAATCCAGTAAAAGAGAAAGATTTAATGTTATCTCTACATTTGCTGGTGGCGGTGGTTCATCTACTGGTTATAGACTTGCCGGCGGCAAGATACTTTGTATTAATGAGTTTGTTGAAGAAGCACAAAATACATACAATTTTCT